TATAATAAGGCAAGACAGGGTGGTGCCGGTGCTACTGATGCGCTGAAGCAAGCAAAAAAGGTAAAACCAAAACCAAAACCTAAAGGTTTCTTTGGTAGAATTGGAGAGGGTTTTCAAAAAGCAGGTGAGGGTCTTGCAAAAGCAGGACAGTCTGCTGTTGATATTGGCAAAAGTGGTCTTAAGGCAATTGGTGGCGGACTCAATAAAATTTCTGGTGGAAACCTAGGCAAGCTAGGAGATTTCCTTGGCGAGCAATACAATAATGTTTCAAAGGGTGCCAGAACAGCATTTGATAGAGTTGCTGGTCTTGGTAATACCCTTAAAGGAAAGTTTGGATCTGCCATGGAAAGTGTGAAAGGTGCCATTGGAAACATGGCAAAGTCTGCACAGAATGCTATTGTTCAAAAAATTGTTGAACCACTTAAACCTTTTCTTGATCCAGTTATTGATAAGGCAAAAAAGATTGGTGACAAAGTTACTGGAATATTGAAAAAGATACCTGGGTTTGATAATGTCTTACAAGTCTTAAAGAAAAAAGGTATTAGTGGTATCGGTGATACCGCAGGTATTCTTAAAAAAGTAGGATCAAAGGCACTCCCTATTGTTGGTGGATTATTTAATTTACTATTTGCATATGATAGACTTGCAGGTGGTGATACCTTTGGTGCATTATTAGAGTTACTTTCTGCTGGTTTTGATATCTCAGGATTGTTTGGTTTTGCCGCTGGTCCACCAATTTCCATGGGTATTGATGCATACATGTTTGCGAGAGATTTTGTTCCCCTGATTCAGGAGGGTGAGGAGACAGCGATTAAGTCTTTAGGACTGGGAGGTCTAAAATCTAACTTAGATGCGATGGCATCTAAACTACCTGACCTTGGCACCATTGTCGCAAAATTCCAAGGAAAAGATGTAGAACAAAAATCGGCATCACAGATTGCATCTACAACAAGCGATGCGACTGATGGTTCTGCGGCACCTGCTGCATCAGACAAACCTGCATCAGCAGCGAGTGTGAATATAGGCACTGTATCAGGAGATTCTAGAGAGGATAGCGAAGGCACAAAAATTTCTGGTAATCTTGGTAGATTCTTATATAAAGAATTAAGTTCTCCTAGAGATTTCCAAGCAGTTACTGAGCACCCAGATTTTGGTGGATCATTTAAGAGATCCTATAATTCTTATCATAATTATGATCGTGCTATTGATATTGGAGTATATCCTCATGAGCAACCAAAAATTCTAGAGGCAATAAAGAAATTTAATCAGAAAAATGGAGTAAATCCTGTTGAATTGATTCATGCTGGAAATGATCCATCTGGTGGTCACGATGATCACGTTCACATAGCGTATGAGGGTGGTGGATATGTTGGAGGAAAATATAATATGAAATCGATTGAACAACGTGCTTCATATGAGGGTGGTGAGCAGATGATTAACATTCCAATCCCTATGCCCCAACAACAATCTAATTATCAACAACCCGAACCTGCTATGATGGGATCATTTTCTGCTACAAGTTCTGATGATCCGTTTGAATTCCTTGAGTTCCAAGGTTAAATAGTGTAGAGGTAATATCAAATGACAGCAAACGTAGGAAAAGCAGCAGAAGCAGGTTTTATAAAAGACTTAACAATTGCTTCAAATAAAGATGGTAAAAGTGTAAGTCTTTTGCTTGGATTTATTGAGTTGAGATATTATGAGAGTATCATGGATAATACTGTCAAAGCAACTGTAATGTATTCTGACTCTGGTGATACTATTGATGGAAAGACTGCTAGATCAGGTCTTCCAATTGTTGGTGAGGAGATGGTTTCTTTAAAGATTGAGGATAATAACAAAAATATTCTTGATTTCAGCACAAAGAAAAACAATGAATTATATGTAAAGAAATCAACTCCAATATCTGAAGATACTAGAAAGGAGATGATTGGACTGACTCTTGTATCTGCTGAAGATATAATGAATACAAAAGTCAATCTCACTAGTAGATTTGATGGTAAAATATCTGACTCTGTAAATCGTATTTTAACTGAAGGTAACTTTAAAGGTCTTGGCACTAAAAAGAAACTGGATATAGAAACAACTACAAACTCTTGCAACAAAATTCCAAATAACAAACATCCTTTTTTCTGGTTGAATAAGTTTTCTACTCAAGCAGTGTCAGACACCACACAAAAGTTAGGAGAGAGTGCTGGATATTTTTTCTTTGAAACTTACAATGGATTCTTTTTTAAATCTATTGATACTCTTATAGATCAAGAACCAAAAAAGTCTTTTATATACAATGAAACACCTGATTCGCGAGGGACGACAGTGCCAGAATCGTATGATGGTAAAGCACTTACGATGAATAGTGATAATAGGATTGATGCCGTTCAAAAAAATAAAATAGGTGCTTATAGTAATAGAATAGTTACGTTTGATCCTTTTACAACTTACTATGAAGTGTCAAAATTTAAGGCAAAAGATTTTGAGCAAAGTTCTGCATATAAAAAAGGCGGAAAAAACCTTCCAGAATTGAATACCAAATTTAAAAATCCAGATGCAACCGAGGATTTTTCAAGAACAACTTATTATGTGTTAGATACTGGCACAATGCCAACAGGTGATTCAAAACAACAAATTGAAAAATCTGGAGATCAAAACTTTGAGGTTGCCAAGATACATAATCAGTCTATGATGAGATATAATTTGTTGTTCTCTCAGCAGATTACAATTACAATACCTGCGGACTTTTCACTTCATGCAGGTGATGCTATCTTTGTTGACACACCTGAAATTAAAGATAATAAAAATGACACAATTGACCGTCAACAAGGGGGGCTATATATTATATCAGACCTATGTCATTTAATTACTACAAACAAATCTTTAACGAAGATGAACCTTGTTAGAGAATCGTTTGGTAGAAAACCTAAAAAACGCTAATAACCAATGGAAAATATCGAAACTCATATTGCAAAGGATAAAGAAATCCTTGACAACCCCATGATCTCTCCTAATCAACGTCGTCATATTGAAGGAGAACTACATGATTTGGAGGAATACGTAGAACATCATAAGAAGGAAATTGAGGGTGGAGATCATCACGATCCAAGTTACTTAGAATTGTTCTGTGATCAGAACCCATCAGAACCCGAATGTCTGGTCTATGAGGATTAATGGAAGGCGGATCTTTATTTAACCCAGGATTTTTAGGATCAAGTTTTCTCTGGTGGATTGGTCAGATTGCTGACGATGCCACCTGGAGAGATAATATTCTGCCGGGAAAACATAAAGATACGCAAAAACCTGATGGTTGGGGTAGAAGATATAAAGTAAGAATTATTGGTCTTCATGATCAAGGTGAAGAATCCATTGATTCTGATCAACTGCCCTGGGCACAGCCAATGTATCCAGTAACGGGTGGCGGTGGTCAAACCTCTACTTCTCATACCTCAAACCTTAGACAGGGTATGATGGTATTTGGATTCTTCCTTGATGGACAGGATCAACAAATTCCAGTCATTATGGGAGTGCTTGGACATAATGTTCAGGTTCCACTGTCGGCAAAGATTGGTGATAATAGAGTCAGCAATAACACACCTGGACCTTTAGCTACTAGTGGTGTTGCTGAGGGTAGAAATCCACCACCCAACGTCCCTGCAGAGGGTGGTCCAAATCCAGTTGTTCCTGATGATGACCTAAGAGTCACAAAACCAAAATCTGTTGAGAAGCAGAAAGAGGATGTTGCTGCTGATAAGATAAAAGAGGCAGCACAAAAAGATGGAGGACTATCTGCTAATAATAATTATGGATTAGATCCAAGCAAACCTCTATCTGATGAGCAGTTTGCTGATATGCGAAGTGCCATTGCTGAAGCAGAGGCACTTGGATATAAGAAGGGTAGTCCTGAATATGAGGACCTGAAAAAGAAAAGGGTTGCTCAGGGTATTCGCAATCGAAATAAAAAAGATAATTCTCCAATTGCTCCAGTTGAATCAGGACCCACACTTGAGGGTGTTGATGATGTAACAGTCATTTCAGCAGGTGATACTAAAAGACATAGCATGTATCAGGAGAAGGGTGTCATACTCAGCAATTGTAGTTTTACAACGTCAAACTCAAAAGCAATTCAAACTGCCCTTGATAATCTTGTAAAAAAAGTAGAAGGATATATCAACACATTTCAAAGTTACATTGATAGAGTATCAAATGTAATCGATGATATTCGTAAGGTTTTAAACGATATAGCATGTGAAGTTGCGAGATATATGAAACCTTTGATGGACAAAGTGATGGAATTTGTCCTTAAAAAATTAAATCAAGCATTGACTAATGTTGTTGCAGCAATGCCATCTAGTATGAGATATCAGTTTGCTGATATGAAAAAAATTCTTAATGAACTAATCCTATGTCTTTACAATAAAATTACAGGAAAACTATGTGATTTATTAAAGGGTATTCTTGATAAAGCATTAGGATTAGGAGATTTAGAAAACAAAGCAAAACGTGCAGCAGAGAGTGCTAATGGAGATGATGCACTTTATAGAAGGTTAGCACCTAAAGTTCCTGCTTGTTATGCTGAAAATATTACGGCACAAGTTTTTAAATCAGCACAACCAGAGATTGATGAGGCAAATAATTCCATCATTGAAAATATGGATAATTTTCTTGATGATATGCAAAAACAACTTGCTAATGTCAGTGGCGTATTAGACGGTGTAATGAATAAAATACCAGATATTTCTGGAAGTTTAACTGCAGCATTTGGATTTGAAAATATTAAACTAAATATTTTTGGTTGTGAACTTGAACCAAATTGTCCTGTAGATGATTACTACACACTACAGGGTGGTGGTGCAGGTCAACCTGATGCTAAAACTCCAAGCGCAGCAGCAGTTGAGAAAGCAGTTGCAGATCCTAGCACTGAGACTCCTGCAGGTCAAGAAGATGTTGGATATATTCAACCTACTAGTGGTCAGCAAGATCGTGCTCCAAGTGGATCGGATCCAACGGGGATAGACGCGGCACTTGAAGCATCTCAAAATAATGAACCAGTTGCCGAAGGTGACTTAGAACTTATATAATAAATACTCAATATGAAGACAAAGTATAATCAATAATGTCATTCAACCTCTTTGGTCCTGCTACTATCTGCGACATCAAAGTCGGGTATATCTCGACGAATAGAGGATACGTTGATGGTGTAAGCAGATATGATGCGAATAAGTATGCTCAGTTAAATCCTGGGACTCAGTTTATTTTTAAGAATAGAGATTTAATTAGATATCTTAATATTAATGAGGTAAACGATCTCACTACCGATGACCTTCTACCAAAGACTATACCTACAAGTGGATGTGAGGATAGTAGTAAAAATACTTTTGGATTAGATATTTACAATCCAGATGGATCATTAAAACCAGATGCTACTGGAACTCCTGGAGTACCTAGAGTTTACATTAATGGTGGTGGTGGAGTTGGTGCGGTTGCTAATCCAGTCATTGGAAATGATGGTTCACTTCTTGCAGTGGATTTGATAGATGGTGGATATGGATATAGATTTGCACCTCAAGTAGATATTGTTGACCTAGATGGTGTAGGTGCTGGCGCTGTTGCTATTGCAAGCCTCTGTCCTCCTAGTAAGGTAGGAACATTACAAACATTTGAAAGCGAAGATGATTTTGAAGAATATGATTTTTCAAGTTGTGCTCCTGAAATTGTAAGTTTTGGTAGAAGAATTGGTGCTGATGGTGAGGATATAGGAGAGTGGGATCCATCTCTTTATGCATCTTTAAAGGTTGACCCAATTAGAAGAGAAATTATTGCTTACCAGCAATTTTTAAATTCTTTAAGAAATGGTTGGTGGAATACAAGAAAAGCAAGACCAATAGAAATAATTGGTGACGATAAGAAAGGCACGTCTAAATTTGATGTTCAGCACTGGGCATGGGGTGGTTCAAGAGATGTAAAGAAAATCCCTAACAAAAAAGAAAATTTTAAAGAAGTAGAGTTCAAGGTTTTCACACAAGGTGGTTTTGACAGAGGATTAATGTTTACCTTTGTTGAAAAAAATGGTGATCATAGATTTAAAATTAAAGCAGATAGTTTTAAACAAGATAAAGTTAGTAAAGTAAAAATAAAAGTAAAAGCAAACTCAGTTTATACTGTTAATGCATCAGGAGAATTTAAAGGTGAAGGTGTAGAACAAGGATTACTTAAAAATTTTGGTGCTGATGCAAAAGAACTTGATAAAAAATTTACTGATGGAACTAAAATTTTCGCAGACTTTACGGCATCTACCAATGATAATGATGACTTACAGATTGAGGCAACTGTAGGTAAGTTTAAAACAGATAACAGAAGAAAACTTAACGGTCATAGCACTTATGACCTAACTTATCAAGTTGAAGACTCTAGTCAATTTAGAGCAGAGAGAAAAGTTGTTAAAAAAATCGATGATAGTTTTATGAATTCATATGCTATCTCTCCTGTGCCACCTTCAAACGTGCCTGGTAGTGATTTTGCAGGAATTCAATATTCATTTGTTTACCAAGAAGATTTTCCTTACGATGGTGAGTATATCTTCAAAGCAATGGCAGATAATGTTGGTGAAGTTTATCTCGACAATCAATCAATTTTCCAATTTAGAAAATTCAAAGGTGGACCAGATGTATTCAAGAAATATGTTAAAGCAGGTGTCCATAAAATAAGATGTGATGTATTCAATATACCTCAGTTTGAAAAGATAGAGAAGACACCGCCTGCATCAACAGGGAATCAAGAATTGTTGATTGATTATAGAGGTCTAAGTCCAGTAAATAAAAAAATAGATGTCAGTAAAGATGGTCTATTAATAAAGTTGTATGATGAAGATGGAGACGATGCTAATGCTCATCTTGAAATTCTTAGTTCTAATGTTGATGCAAGATTTTCTCGTAATGGGAAAAGAATAATTTATGATACTAGTAAAGATGGAACGATTAAAGTAAGATTTAGATGGGATGATGACCCTGATAAATTGGGTCTTGCTGTAGAAAGAATTAGAATAGGCGATAAACTGCTTGGATCAAATAGAGATATCAAAAAGGATAAACCCGGAAGAGATACTGATACAATTACGGTTAAATCAAATAAATCTCAAAATGATTCTAAGTCAAAACGATCTACGACATCAACGGGGGATAAACCTGAAGTTGTATTCAACACTCTTGATTACATTAATAAGGCAGATAGAAAATTATGGAGAATAAATCCAAATGCTGGTAGAGACTCTAATTTTATAAACAGATATGGTGTTCTACCTTTTGATCCTACTGCTGTAGAGAGAGAAGAAGTTAAGGTTGAAAGACCACAACCAAAACCAAAAGCATCAATTGTAAAAGATGGAGATGAATTATTTCTTAAGGTAACTGGTGGTGGTAGAATAAAAATTGACTTCAAATTAAAAGTCAATGACAATCTCTTCACTTCAGGGGTATTTTCTAAGGAGATTATAATTAAAACCGATGATAATGATTTAAAACTTCAAAGAGATATTAATGAGTTAAACTTAGGAAGAGGACAAACTCGTTTAGCTGGTAAGGAAAAAGAAACTATTACAGGTTCTGGCACCTTTACCGGTGGCAAAACTTATCCTATTAAAGTAATTGGTGGTAGTCAAACGAGTGGATTTAAACCCATTGATAAGACTACGGTCGGATTTGATGATAATATTGCTAATGGGTATGATCAAAATGGATTGCTTACAATTTCAAGTGTTAAAATATTACAGGAGTCAGAACCAAGATATGTTACTAAACAAAATGCAGTTGGCAAAGTTGTC